GCAAGCCTCTTCCATTGACCCGGAAACATCCAGGACGATCACAACCGCAGAGTCGATCCCTTCCACTTCCATGCGGCGTTTAAACAGGCGGTCATTGCCACGGGCCAGGGACGGTAAAGCCCGGACATTCAAGGCCCCGGTCTTGCGCCCAGGTTGAAACTCTTCCATGCCTGACTTGTCAAACATGCGTTTGAGGTCATAGCGCATCTTGGCAGGTACGGTCACCTGAATGTCGTGGCAAAGGGAGCCAACGTGAGCGCCCTGGCGAGACAACTTTGCGCCCTTGTCATACGTCCCGTGACCCGTTGCGTCCTCAGGTATTTCTGCGCTTGGTTCAGTCTCCACGGCCTTGACCATCTCGCCCTTTTTGTTGACGGGGCTGAACGCCTCTTTAGGGGCCTCTGGGGCCGCCTTAGGGGTAGGCGTACCCTGACCCTTGCCGCCCTCTTTTTGGGGGCCTTCCTGGCCGTTTGAGGGGCCCTCCTGGCCCTGGCCCTCACCGTCTGCGCCTTGACCCTCGCCCTCTTGGCCCTGGCCTTGGCCTTGGCCGTCTTCACCTTGGCCTTGGCCGTCTGCGCCCTGGCCTTGACCCTGGCCTTCACCATCTTCACCTTGGCCGTCTTCACCTTGGCCCTCACCGTCTTGGCCTTGGCCTTCACCTTGTGGGGGTTGTTGGGGGGGTTGCTTAGGGGTTTTCTTTGGCGGTTGTTGGGGCAGGGCCTTCAATTGATCGAACACCCACTCAGCAATGTCCATTGTGTCCCGTGTCCCAGGCAAGCCGGGGCGGCATGCGTCCAGACGGTGCACGGCCTCAACGAAAATAGAGTGCAGGGGGAGGGGCACTGGTATCGTTTGCTTGGCGTGGGGGCGGCACATAACGGCCAAGATAAATGGGTACTGAGCGGGGTCAGACCAATCCTCAACCTGGGCCATGGCCTCCGCAACAAACCCATCGATCAGGCGGGTCAGCAGGGAGCGGCAATTGCCCGTCATGTTTAAACGAATGCATTCCCGTTCGATGCGGCCATCTTCAATCCCGTTGTGCAGGGCCATGATGTATTGACGGGCGGGGCGGTGGGTCACAACGTCAAAGTCGGTGAAGGCACGGTGCAACAACTCATGCAGAACCTTGCCGCAATACCGCTCGAAAACGGCCCCGCTGATGACGGCATCATCTCTGACAATGGACAACTCCATGCGGCCCCCGCTATCGATGCATGCGGTACTGATTTCAGTCCAGCGCAGGGTCACGGGGGGCAACCCCAGGGCAGAACAAACCTTGGGCACAAAGGCATCAATGCCCTGGCGAAACTCATAACCTCTTAATGTTTTCATTTTGATGTTCCTGGTGATAGTGTTAGTGTAACGCAAGTGATATTGAATTGGTTTACAGGTTGTTGGCAATAAATTGCTCATCAATGTACGTCAGGCGAATGGCCTCCAGGGCATGGGCTGACTCAGCGGGTTGACGGGCGGCGATTGATTGTGCCCATGCCTCGCTGGGACTCAGGTACTTCAATGCCCGGATGTAAGCAACCACTGACCTGATGCTTGGTGCGTCCACAATGTCGGCGGTTTCAACCTTGGCACGGGCCGCTTGCACGGCCTTCAAGACATGTTCTGCCAAGTCGGCGGTGCAACCCGTATGGTTGACCACGGCCTGCACTTCCTGGGCCATGGGCAGGAACGTGAAGGGGATGATCAGGCTGAACCGATCCAGCAGGGCGCTGTTCATGGGGCGTGTCCCGGCATGACGGCCCGTGTCATCCCCATTGCCCAGGGTGTTGTCAGCGGCGAACACCAGCACCCCAGGGGCACGGCGGTGCGTCAGGCCCCCGTAGGACACGGCGCTGTTGGGTTCCAGGAACCCGTTCAGCACGGCCAACTCACCAGGGTCAGCGTTGGTCACCTCATCCAACAGGATCACGCTGGACGGGGCGGTGAAGGCCATCAGAAAATCCTTGGGTTTAAACACCGTCTCGCCGTTGGTCAGGCCCTCTGCGCCCGCATAGTCATCAGCGGTTGTGTACTTGTGGAAATTGATCCGCTTGAAGGCACGGCCTGTCCGGGCGGCAAACTGAGCGGCCACTGTAGATTTGCCCGTGCCCTTTTCACCGCCGAACCAGCCATTGGAAACCGTGTCCTGGAAGAAGGCCAACGATTTGATGATTTCAGCAGTCCAGATAAACATGGGATCAACCGCCGGGGCATCGGGGTGCGTGTAAACATCGAACATCAGGGGGTTGCCCTTTGTGTCGTTCACTTCAATGCCAAAAACATCCAGCGCAGATTGACGGGTACTGGACAGGGGAGCCAGGGCGGCCACAATGGACTCAGCACCAGCACCCCGGACAGCGGCCTCAAAGGGGGCAAAGGCATCAGCGATAAGACGGCCAACTTGGGCATGCACCGCCTGGGGGTCAACCCCGTTGATTTTCTCGCCCAATGCCTGGGAGGCTTTGCGTAATTGCTGAACCTCAAAGGCCAGGGATGCGGCCCCCTGGGCGGCGTTCTTTGACTCACTGATGGCCTTGTCCGCACGGGCGAGGGCATCAAGGGCCGATTGTTCAGCACGGGACGCAACCGCCTGGACGGCATCATTGATCTGGGCAGGGGCAGGGGTTTTGGCCCCGGCGGCCTCCATGTCGGAACGGGTGAAGGCGTGGGCATCCAGGCCACTCAGCAACCACTGGAAAATGTCGTTTGCGTTTGCGCCGACAACGGGGTTGTTGTTCAGTGCGTTGTACGCCCGGATACGGGCCGATAGGGGCAGGGACTGAATGAATTGTGCGTTTGTCATGGGGGTCACCTTATGCAAATTGAAACAGAGAACGGTCATTGGGGCAGATGGGCAGGTTCGTAGAACCATCGGCGGCATAGGCCCATTTGTGGGTCAGGCGCACGGCATAGTTGCACTTGGGGCACTTCGCCAAAACCATGCGGGTGCTTTGCTTGGCTTTGAGGTAGGGATTGACCTTGGCATGCGGGTACAAACCCAGGCGCTCCAGATACCCATTGGGGCTAAAGCTTGGCCCCGCCACGGTGCGAGTCCAAGGGTTGGCGGTCTTTCCATCTGCGATCAGACCCATGTCAGTGGCGATCCGGGAAAACGCAGGGCCATGCTTGGCGGCCCCACGGGTAGCGGCGCAAAGGCCATGGACAAGACGGGCCAGGACAACAGCGGGGTCATCCAGCGTCCACGACACGGTGATTTCAACCGCACGGTCAGACGATTGAGAATCACTGAGGGTCACAACCTCATGGCCGTGACGGGAGAAGTTGGGCGGCTCCGCACAGGCAACCCGGATCGATGCCGGGAGCGGCGCACCCGCCGCAATGAATTCGGCCCGGAGCAATTCAATTGCCGCCGTCAGCCACTCTTCTCTGGTTTGATACATATTGTCACTCCAAGGTCAGGGGAAAATGCCCACTGCAATGCCCGTGAGGGCATGGCGCTGGTCACTCTTCTTCGTTGAGGGCCATGGTCACAACGTGACCCAGGTAAAACCCCCCGGCCACAACCAGGGCCATCCACAGATAACCCCCGGTGAGGTTCTGAAAGCCCACATAGATAAACAGTGCGGACACGATGGACATGAAAATGTTGTACATGATTGATTCCCTTTCAGTTGTTGCGATATTGTCTAAACGGTTGAGATGATAGCACGGTTTACACGGTGGCACTAAGGGTTTTCCCTGCGCCCTCCAGCACGGCGTTGAAACGATCCGATCCAACGGTTTCAATGAGGCCCTCAACCTGGGCAAAGGCCATGGCCCGAACCTCTTTGAGGCTGAACCCCTTGGTGCTGACGGGGCAACCCTTGTACATGCCACGCACAACCAGCACCACGCCCCCGGTGCGGGGATCGGACACAACCCAATGATCCTGGGGTGATTTGTGCAGGTGCAAGCAGTGAGTGGTTGACCCGGCGGTGACCACAACAATGTGGGACTTGGCCTCGCCAATGATGGAACCGTCTTTGCGGCGCATGGTGATAGAAGGCATATTGATCCTTTTGATAACGTGCGACATTGCACTGCAATGCCCTTTCGGGCATGGCGCTGAAATGTCAGGCGGCGAGGCGGTGATCAATGAGACGGCGATCAACGTCCACAAAGTGGCAAACCATGCCGCCCCATGCGTCCCTGCCACTGGACTGCAACCGCATGATCAACTCTTCAATGCTGGTGCTGTAGCAGGGCGAGGTCACCGCAAACATCCATTGCTGGTAATTGAACATGGCAATGTGGGTGTTTTGCCAATTGATGCTGTTGGGGTTTTTGGCGAATGCCTTTTGGGCGGTTGCCAACTCAGCCTTGAAGGCTTTGGTCAGCAAGCGAATGCTGTATTTGATTGCAGGGGTTTGTTTCATGGTTTGCCTTTCAGTGGTTTAAACACGGGTTGATGATAGCACTACAACGTGGCGGGTGATATCAACGTTGACATGAAGTTACTAGGACAAACCCTCATGTATAAAACAACAGTGGTTGGTGGTTGGATGCACTCTATATAGATGCACCAATCCCTGGTGTTTGAACTCATTAGGATTACAACGGGAAGTACTAACGGGACGCTGAAAATGAGTACATATAGAAAAGTATTAGAAAACGATTTAAACGGCCTACAAGGCCCTCAAAATGTCCGGGTAAGGGGTGGGTAGCCTGATTTGGAATAACGCCGGGAAGGGGCCTTCTGGTGCGTTCTAGAGGCATGTCGGTTTGTACAGTAATAACAGGGTTATCCCTTAGAACTTTCCTGCGTTTTGAATTCATATGCACTACAGGACACTGCAAATCTGTGTACCTCTGAGGCATGTGGATAGGCTTGTGGGTAAGGTTGTTGATGAAATTGTGGACAAATGAACAACCTGTGGATAAGATGCGAACAATGCTGGGTGTTTGTCCAGTATGGGAATAACCACAGATACAAGGATGTGAGCAATGGCTAACATAGGCAAGTTGAGTGCGGATGAGTACAGGGCGGCGCTGGACGATGCGATGCGGGATGATGATCAAGTTGATCAGGATGAGCCGGGGGACTTTGAAAGCGAAGCGGAACGGATGGCGCATGTCGCAGATAGACCAAGGACACGCAAGGACGGGAAACCTGTGGGGAGTGAATGGAAAAAATACCAACCGCTCACGGCCCTCCAAAGAGCATTCTGTCAGGGAGTCATAGAGGGGAAAACACTCAAAGCGGCTTACCGGGCGGCATACAACACCAATGCAGGTGACGCAACCGTCAGCGCAAATGCCAACAAGCTGATGCGTGATCCCAGGATCGCAAAGGTACTGGAAGAGGCATGGAGCGAAACCATTGAACATCTGGCAGATGATGCCGCCGCATCAAAGCGGTATGTGCTCAAGCAGTTGTTGGCACTTAGTAAAAGCAATCAACCTGGAACGCAACTCAGAGCATTGGAATTGATGGGCAAAGCTTGTGGCTTGTTTACACCAATGGTCAGTGAAGGCGATGCACCCGTGAGCGCTGATCAACTCAAACGGGAACTGCAAGCGCACATAAGACTGCTAGAGCGGAGCACTGGTATCGGAGCGCAAGACACGGTCATCAAGCGGTTGCGTGTGCCGGTGGCGGTTGACGATGGGCAGGACGGCGAGGGTACGGTACTCCAGCACCCCCTGTAGGCCAGCGACCACCCGCCTGCGCTCTACACTGTATTCCACTCATACCCTCCCCATCCCCCAACAATTGTTCGCATTCCCCACCCACCCCCATCAATATGAGAAACCATATCTGAAGTACCTGTTTTAAAACGGGGGGGTATATATATGTGAGTGAGTGCTTGCACGAACACTTGTTCTCGTTTAAACTTCGGCCATGGAACTTGTAACCGAACGCAGAAAGCTTGTCCTGGACTTCATCCGGGCCTATGTGCGTTTACACGGCATCCCACCGAGCTACGATGTGATAGCCCGTGGGCTTGGGTTGAAGTCCCGTTCCAATATCCACAGGATTGTCCACAGGCTGAAGTCCGATGGTTTCATCACTGTCAAGCCCAGAAAGTTTTACGGTGTCCGTTTGGTTGATAAATCTGTTGAGAAGATTCTTTCCCTATGAGTCTCCTAACCCGTAAGGAAGTGGATGGGTATATCCAGATGGTGGACAGGGTTCCTGATGCGGAACGCAAGAAGATCTTTGCCCTACTGGAGATGGACAGGATTGAGCGGTGCAGGGAGTCTTACCTGTTCTTTGTCCAGCAGATGTGGCCGGTGTTTATTTCGGGTAAGCACCACCAGATCATGGCAAATGCCTTTGAGCGTGTTGTCAATGGGGATTTGAAACGTCTGATCATCAATATGCCTCCCAGGCATACCAAGTCAGAGTTTGCCTCCTACCTGCTTCCAGCTTGGTTTTTGGGCAAGCACCCGGAGAAGAAGATCATCCAGACCGCCCACACTGCCGAGTTGGCCGTGGGGTTTGGCCGTAAAGTCCGGAATTTGGTGCAGTCGGAGGATTACAGGAAGATATTCAATACGCAGTTGTCTTCAGATTCAAAGGCCGCTGGCCGTTGGAACACGGACAAGGGAGGTGACTACTTCGCCATCGGTGTCGGGGGAGCCGTTACCGGAAAAGGCGCAGATGTATTGATCATTGATGACCCGCATTCGGAGCAGGAGGCCAAGCAGGGCAACCCTGCGGTGTTTGACAATGTGTATGAGTGGTACACATCAGGCCCTCGACAGCGTTTACAGCCGGGTGGGGCCATCATCATTGTGATGACAAGGTGGTCAAAGAGGGATTTGACGGGCCAGATCCTTAAGAATTCGGAAAAAGATGGGGTAAATGAGTGGGAAGTGATTGATTTCCCCGCAATTTTGCCCTCAGGAACCCCGTTATGGCCTGCATTTTGGAAGAAAGAAGAGCTTGAGGCCCTAAAAGCTGAACTTCCAGTGTCCAAATGGGAGGCCCAGTACCAACAAAACCCCACATCAGAGGAAGGGGCCATCATAAAGCGGGATATGTGGCGGCTTTGGGAGAAAGAAGACCCTCCCCCTTGTGATTACATCATCCAATCCTGGGATACGGCCTTTGAAACCAACAACAGGGCCGACTATTCAGCCTGTACCACCTGGGGAATCTTTGATCATTCCGATGGAAAGGGCAACTTACGTCCGAATATCATCCTTCTGGATGCGTTTAAACAACGTCTTGAGTTCCCGGAGCTAAAGAAGAAGGCGTATGAGATGTATCAGGAATGGAACCCAGACACATTGATCGTAGAGAAGAGGGCGGCAGGCGCTCCCTTGATCTATGAGATGCGTAGGACAGGAATTCCGGTGTCGGAATATACACCGGGCAAAGGAAACGATAAGATCGCCCGTGTAAACGCTATTGCTGACCTGTTTGCGTCCGGGATGGTTTGGTGTCCAGATCACCGATGGGCAGAGGAAGTCGTGGAAGAAATGGCTTCGTTCCCCAACGGCGACAACGATGACCTTGTGGACTCAAGTAGCCAAGCTTTGATGCGGTTTCGCCAAGGCGGGTTTATTTCCATCGAATCTGATGAGCCAGATGAACCCATTTATCGCAGGAAAGCGGAGTATTACTAAGGATCATTATGTCTATTGATAAAGCACTTTACCCTGCCCCAACAGGTATGGATCAAGGCGTGAGTATTGAGATTGAAGACCCGGAGTCTGTAACGATTAACACCGGGGATGTCGAGATCACCCTGGAGCCAGAGAATGATTACGGCGGGGACTTTGATTCAAACCTCGCAGAAATACTGGACGAAGGTGAGCTTGCCGCCATTTCATCTGACCTCATGGAGTTAGTGGACGCTGACATATCCTCACGCAAGGATTGGGCAGAAACCTTTGTCAAGGGCCTGGAAGTTCTGGGCATGAACTATGAAGAAAGAACGCAGCCATGGAACGGGGCATGTGGGGTTTTCTCAACCATCCTGACAGAAGCGGCCATCAAGTTTCAGGCTGAGTCCATCATGGAAACCTTCCCAGCCCAAGGCCCGGTAAAGACCGAGATCATTGGTGCAATTGACAAGATGAAGGAAGACGCAGCCCAACGTGTCCGGGATGACATGAACTTCAAGCTGACGGAAGAAATGCCTGAGTACCGCCCGGAACATGAGCGGATGCTCTACTCCCTGGGGCTTTCAGGTTCTGCGTTTAAAAAGGTCTACTACGACCCGGCCATGGGACGGCAGGTAGCCCTGTATATCCCGGCAGAGGACGTTATCGTGCCTTACGGGGCATCGAATTTAAACAACGCAGAACGGGTCACCCATGTGATGCGTAAGACCAAGAATGAGATCAAGAAGCTCCAGGTCAGCGGGTTTTACCGGGATATAGACCTGGGCGACCCCGTCAACATAATGACGGACATTGAGAAGAAGAAAGCCGAACAGCAAGGCTATAAGGCTTCCGATGACAACCGCTACCAGATCCTTGAGATCCACACAGACCTGGACATTGAGGGGTTTGAGGATGTGGATAAAGACGGGGAACCTACCGGCATTGCCCTGCCCTATGTGGTGACCATCGACCGGGGAACCGGGGATGTCCTGGCAATCTACCGCAACTGGCTGGAAGACGATGACCACAAAGCCAAGCGCCAGCATTTCGTGGATTACTGTTATATCCCAGGGTTTGGTTTCTACGGGATGGGACTGATCCATGTGATCGGCGGTTATGCCCGTGCAGGTACTTCTCTGATTCGCCAGTTGGTAGATGCTGGAACCCTGTCCAATCTGCCCGGTGGATTGAAGTCCCGTGGCATGCGAATCAAGGGTGACGATACGCCAATCGCTCCAGGTGAATTCCGGGATGTGGACGTTCCCAGTGGAGCGATCAAAGACAACGTCATGGCGCTCCCCTATAAGGAACCCAGCGCAACCCTCCTGACCCTGCTCAATCAGATCACAGAAGAGGGACGCAGATTGGGTTCTATCTCTGACATGAAGATCAGTGACATGAGTTCCCAGGCCCCCGTAGGGACAACCCTGGCAATTCTGGAAAGAACCTTAAAGACCATGGGGGCCGTTCAGGCCCGTGTCCATTACTCCATGAAGCAGGAATTCAAACTGCTCAAAGGAATCATCCGGGACTATGCGCCCAGTGAGTATGAGTACATGCCCCATGGCGGGAACCCCAAGGCAAAGCAGTCTGACTATGACATCGTTGAGGTGATTCCGGTCAGTGACCCGAACTCCAGCACGATGGCCCAGCGGATCATGCAGTATCAGGCGGTGATTCAGTTGGCCGCCCAGGCCCCGCAGATATATAACCTGCCCAATCTGCACCGCCAGATGATTGAGGTTCTGGGGATTCAGAA